ATCGAACACCCCGAAGATACCATCCTGACCGGTGACACTTCGTTCCTGCAATCTATCAAGTCTGAGTTTCATCTTTCTGTGAAAGTTGATGGCGCTCCTGCTATCGTTTGGGGAACAAATCCTGCGACCGGTAAGTTCTTCGTTGGCACCAAAAGTGTGTTCAATAAAGTGAAGATTATGATCAATGAATCGCACGCCGATATTGATGCTAACCATACCGGTAACGTTGCTGATATTCTCCACAAATGTTTTGATTTTCTGCCTGATCCTAAGGGCGGCATTTTTCAGGGTGATTTTATTGGTTTCGGTGGTGACGATGAGTATACTCCCAACACAATTACGTATCTGTTCGATGAGATCGTGCGTGAGGAAATCATCATCGCCCCGCATACAGTTTACACCGCAGATTCTGACTTGCGTGATGCTGTAGCAGCACCGATGAAGTTTATCATTACCGATACACCTTACTGTAAGTTCGTGTTCCCTAAGGCATACATTTGGAGTGGTAGTTATCAGGAAAGTGCAGACGGGTTTGAGATGCCTCCCGTCATTGATTTGATCCGTCAGGTGTACAATAAGACCACGTTCGTTAGTGATAAGGAAGCGGCACAGATTAAGAAGAACGTTAACAAGTCCGTGCGTGAGGGTTATGCACTAACTAACGACGATTTTCTGGGGAATGAGTCACTAATGCATCTGTATGGGTTGATGATAGTTTTGAAAGAAGAGTTGATGCACCAATGCCGAAATGTTGGTCCCCGTGCATTCATTGGTAATGCAGAAATCTCCGGCGAAGGTTATGTTATGAGTGGTGAGTTCGGTACATTTAAGTTGGTCAATCGTCAGGTGTTCAGTGCTGCTAACTTCCGCAACGGTAAGTATGTAATAGCGTAGTTCGTTAGGTAACAGTATCCATTCGTTATTGTATTCGTTCGTTAACAGCAGTGCCCCCTTATATGGGGGCGTTGTTATGCGGATCGCGTGCCCCGCCCCCGTATATAAAAACACCTAACTTCCCTAATCTATAAAGTGTTACGAAAGCGAGCTAAATTTACAAGGCACGTCAAAAAAATTTTTCGCTATATAAAATCAAGTGTGAGGTTCGCCTATATGCAAAAAAATCGCGAGGAAAATTTTACGACCATAGAGGTTGATCCCATTACGGATGAGCATTATATTATTGTGCCGGAGTGGGTTTTAGACGAAAAGGATTGGGGCGAAGGGACCGTTGTGAATCTTGAAGTAGAAAGCGACTGTATCGTAATAACCGAAGTCGAACATAGTTAAGATATTAATTGACAATGCATAGATAATCGAGTATGATATGAGTGTAATTAAACTCGATTATGGCAAAAGGATTTTCTGTACAGGCAAAGACGCCTCCAGCAAAAGAACCCGAATGGGACTATGATAGAGCACGCGAGCTGCTGAAAGGAAAGAAGATTGTATTCTGTCTTCCTGGTCGTGGAGTCTCTTACACATATTTGAAGAACTTTGTACAACTCTGTTTTGATCTTGTCCAGGCAGGAGCAAACATTCAGATCTCGCAAGACTACAGTTCAATGGTGAACTTTGCACGTTGCAAGTGTCTTGGTGCTAATGTATTGCGTGGTCCTGACCAACTGCCGTGGGATGGTAAACTGGAATATGATTGGCAACTGTGGATTGATAGTGATATTGTATTCAACACTGAGAAATTCTTTCAGTTGGTATTGATGGAAAAGGATATCGCAGCAGGTTGGTATTGTACTGAAGACGGTCGTACTACTTCAGTTGCTCACTGGTTGGAGGAAGAAGATTTTTCCAATAACGGTGGAGTCATGAATCATGAGACTATCGAAAGCATTCAGAAGCGTCGTAAGCCATTCACTGTAGACTACACAGGTTTCGGTTGGGTACTTATCAAGAAGGGTGTGTTTGAGAATGAGGGTATGAAGTATCCCTGGTTCGCACCCAAGATGCAAGTCTTTGAATCTGGTAGTGTGCAGGACATGTGCGGTGAAGACGTATCATTCTGTCTTGACGCGATCGAAGCGGGATTCGAGATCTGGTGCGACCCTCGTATTAGAGTTGGTCACGAGAAGACACGAGTAATCTGATACCATGTCTGACACTTATACGATCAAAGTAGGGGATAAGGTCCTCTACAAAGGTTTAAGTCAGTTGGAGTATTTTGAACGATTGGATGATCTTGCGATAGAATACTATCAGACTGGTCATCCCAAACCAGAACTTATTAACACAATCATCATAGGAGACAACGGATCATGGCGAAATCAAAAACAGGTCTAGTCAAGGACGGTTTTGTACCAGGACCCCCGAAAAAAACTCGTCAAGGGAGTGGTAAGGGTACAAAATACGCCGCGACCTCGCGTAACTCGGCTCGTAAGATTTATCGCGGGCAGGGTAAATAAGTAAAGATGTAAAGTTTTGTATGTCTTGTTTAATTACGAATCTACCTTCGGTAGAAGTTTGGGTAAGAAAAGAATATCTGACTGATCACCAGAGTGGTCATGGTGAATTTGTAAAGGGCGTCTGGGTATCTGCTAAGTCTATACCTGGACGTGCCTTTTATTTTGAAACATACTTACCTGAGTATGCCGCCATGTACGACAAACTTCCGATCAGCGCGTTTGTCTCGGAACCAGAGACTCCGACTCCTGACATGGATCTACCTAATCTGCAGTTCTGGAACTGTATGGACTATGGTGTGGTCTCCGTCACGAAGCAATTCATTGGTTCTATGGACTATGAACTCTATACAAGAGATCATGGCATCCAAAGAGGCACCTACGTTTGCACAATAGACAACTATCACCAGGATCCTGACATTGTAGACTATGCAACGAGTGAGAATCCTGCCGAACATAAGTCTCATAACCTGATTGAACTGGATAATGGGCAGTATGCTCTGTATCCAAACAATAGAATGAGGATTTTTGACAACAGTTTGACACCCGTCAACCCCAAAATGCCTGATTTTAAGGTTTCAACTCAGTATTATTCTGTTGAAAATGGTTATGACCGACTTGGAATGGGTCGTGAAGACGAATATTTCTGGAAAACTGCCAAAGAACGTGAAAAAGAGCAAGAAAATATCGAAGAAATGTACAAATCCCAAGAAGATCGCCCACTTGACACCCAATAATACAAAATGTTGACGAATAAAAAGTTTTCGATGGGAAAACACCTCCTTCTTGAGGTCTATGAAGTCGAATATGACCTCTTAAACGACTCTGAGACCCTTGAGGAGGTGATGTTACAAGGTATCAATGATGCCGGTATGAGTGTTTTGAACGTATCTAAGCACTGTTTTGTCCCTCAAGGATGCACAATCGTCATTACATTGGCAGAAAGTCACGTTTCTTGCCATACTTGGCCTGAAAAGGGGTGTATTGCCGCCGATTTTTACACATGCGGACCTAAAAATCCGCATGTTATTGCTGAAAACATGATAAATTACCTAAATTCGTTAGATTACAACCTCAGAGAGGTAGAACGTTAGGTAAAGCACATAAATAAATCAAGAAAACTATAGTTCTAATGGCTGTTCAGAGGATATCTAGATCATTCAAAGATATTAGTTTGTCCTTTAAAGCACATCCAGTGACTAAGGACATAACAATTCTCAAGAATGAGAACGCAATTAAGAGATCTGTCAGAAATTTGGTGCAAACCATCCCAACTGAGAGGTTTTTTAATTCTCTTTTAGGATCTGATGTTCGTTCTAGTCTCTTTGGTTTTGTTGATTTTGGTACTGCCTCAGTAATTGAGAAGCAAATTCGTATTACTATTGAAAACTTCGAACCAAGAGTAGATAATTTAAGGATCGACGTTGCTCCTAGACCCGATGATAATGAATTTGAGGTCACTGTTGTTTTCGATATCGTAGGTCAAGACTTACCTACACAAGACTTCTCATTTATACTCCAGGCAACTAGGTAATATGCCTCTTACAAAATTTTCTAATCTAGACTTCGATCAGATAAAAGCTCAGATCAAAGACTACCTCCGTGCTAACACTACGTTCACGGATTTTGACTTTGAAGGGTCTAACTTTTCGGTGCTTATCGATACGTTAGCATATAACACCTATATTACCGCATTTAACTCAAACTTAGTCGTTAACGAATCGTTTCTTGACTCTGCGACACTGAGAGAGAACGTTGTCTCTCTTGCAAGAAACGTTGGTTACGTACCCCGCTCAAAAACCGCTGCAAAGGCGTCAATTAAGTTCAGCGTACAAACCGCTACATCTAGTCCCACATTGACCTTAGAACCCGGTCTAGTGTGCGTAGGTGGTGTAGACAACACTGATTATGTCTTTGCAATTACAGAAAGTATTACATCTACCGTTACCAACGGCGTAGCAACGTTTGGAACGACAGCAAACCCCATTGAAGTCAAAGAAGGCAACTTCTTAACAAGACAGTTTGTTAATAATGCATCAATCGACCAACGGTTTACTCTAGACAACTCTTCCATTGATACTTCATCAATTGTTGTTTATGTCAAAGGTCCTGCAGACACCGGACTTGGCAAACAATATAAGATGATTGATAATATCATCAATGTCACATCTTCGTCGGAAACATATCTGATTCAAGAGATTCAGGACGAAAGATATGAGATTCTTTTTGGTGATGGCATCTTTGGTAAGAAGTTAGAAGACGGTGCAGTGATCACCGTTCACTATATCACTACGTCTGGTAAGGAAGGCAATGGACCGTCCATATTCGCCTTTGCAGGCAGTTTCACTGGGTCAACGGGACAAGTAGTCATACCTACCGTTGTACCCACCGTAGACACCGTTGTGGCTGCCTCTAACGGTGGAGACATTGAATCGATTGACTCTATTAAATACTTTGCTCCAAGACTTTATTCATCTCAGTATAGAGCAGTTACCTCTAGAGATTATGAGTCTATTGTTCAGAAGATTTATCCTAATACAGAATCCATTTCTGTTGTTGGTGGAGAAGAATTGGATCCCCCACAGTTTGGAACTGTATTCATTACCATCAAACCAAAAAATGGTGAATTTGTATCTGACTTTGATAAAAAGAATATTCTAACAAAACTCAAAGGATATTCACTGACAGGTATCAATCAAAAGATTGTTGACCTTCAGGTTCTTTATGTTGAAGTTGATTCTTTCATCTACTACGACTCTTCTAAAATATCAAGTGTTAATCAGTTACAGACAAATATCATCAATTCTTTAGAAACATATTCTAAATCTGGAGATGTCAATCGCTTTGGTGGAAGATTTAAGTATAGTAAGGTTCTGAATGTAATCGACAACATCGATAGTGCGATTACATCTAACATTACTAGAGTTACTATTAGAAGAAATCTAAATGCATTGACAAATCAGTTTGCTCAATATGAATTATGTTTTGGTAATAAGTTCAATGTTAAACCAGAAGGTTTGAATATCAAGAGTACAGGGTTCAAAATTGAAGGAGAAACCGATACTGTTTACATAACTGACACTCCTAATGCAGATAGATTAACAGGTGTTCTTTCTATTGTTAAGAAAGAAGTTTTGGATGGGCAAGCAGGTAGAAACGTTGTTGTCGTCAAGTCTGCAGGAACGGTTGATTATGTCAAGGGCGAAGTTAATTTAACAACCATCAATATTACTTCTACCGATAAACCAAACAATGTTGTTGAGGTTCAGGCATATCCTGAGTCGAATGATGTTATCGGACTTCAAGATCTTTATCTTGATTTTAACATTTCCAGTAGCACAATAAATATGGTTAAAGATACCATTTCATCGGGTGAGCAGATTTCTGGTGTTGGTTATAAAGTGACATCTAGCTACTCAAACGGGGAATTAACACGAGGCTGATATGATAACGACGGGCATTGAGAAGAGAGTACAAGTTCAGCAGATTATTGATAGTCAACTTCCTGAATTTGTAGTAAGCGAAAATCCTAATGCGCTAGAATTTTTCAAGCAATACTATATTTCACAAGAATATCGTGGAGGTCCAGTTGACCTTAGCGATAACTTAGATCAATATCTGAAGTTAGATAATTTAACCCCTGAAGTCATTCGTGGTTCTACGTCACTTTCTGCAGGTATAACAACTGCAAGTGGAACAATTTCTGTAGATTCTACGAAAGGATTTCCTAATGAGTATGGTCTTATCAAGATTGATGATGAGATTATTACTTACACTGGAGTAACTACTAATACTTTCACTGGTTGTGTACGTGGATTTAGTGGTATTACAACATATCATGCACCAAATGATCCTGGTGAACTTGTATTTTCCACTTCTTCTGCAGGAATTCACACTTCTGGTTCAAATGTTCAGAACCTCAGTGCATTATTCCTGAATGAATTTTACAAAAAAATCAAAACATCCTTAACTCCTGGTTTAGAGGATACTGATTTTGTATCTAATCTTGATGTTAGTAACTTCATCAAGGAATCGAAGTCTTTATACCAATCTAAAGGAACTGAAGAATCCTTTAGAATATTATTCAACGTCTTGTATGGTGTAGATCCTAAGATTGTTGATCTGGAAGAATTACTTGTAAAACCCTCATCTGCAGAGTATGTAAGAAGGGAAGTTATACTTGCAGAGAGAATTAGTGGTGATCCCAATAAACTGATTGGACAAACAATCACAAAGTCTACAGACGCTGATACTCAGGCATCTGTATCTGAAGTTGAGATTGTAACTAGAGACAATAGATCATATTATAAGATGAGTCTCTTCGTTGGATATGATGATCTGGAGACAATTCAGGGAACATTTACTATTCCCGGAAAAACAAAAGTAATTGGTAATGTTTCTGCGGGATCATCCGTCATAACTGTTGATTCTACTGTCGGATTTACCACTACCGGAACAGTTATATCTGGAATCAATACCGTAACTTATGATGGCAAAACTATAAATCAGTTCTTAAATTGCTCTGGTGTTACAAATACCATCAATACTGCTGATGATATTAGATCCGATGAAGTAATTTTTGGATATGAAAATGGAGATACGTCTAAAAAGGTAGAATTAAGAATTACCGGAGTCATTTCTAAGTTTGTTCCAATAACAACGATCAACTTAACTTCCGAAGGTGAGCAGATTATTGTTAAAAACTTAGGTGAAGAGATTCAAAATCCTTCTACTAACAGAACCAAAAAACAAATTCTTAGTAATTCATGGGTCTACAATACTTCATGTAGATTCCAAATTGATAGTATTAGTGGTTCTACGTTTGTTCTTAAATCGGAGTTCGATAAGTCAAATTTAAAAGAGGGTGATACTGTTGAAATCTTAAGAAGAAATACACAGATAGTAGACGTTTCCGATGCTGTTGTAACCACTATCAGTGCTACTGCAACAACCAAACAACTTACATTGAACAATATTGGAGGATTTACTCCAACTTTTGGCATTGAATATGATTTGCGTAGAAAGTTAGAAAAAGTTTCTAGTACATTTTCACCAATTCAATATGGAAATAATGTATTAAATGCAAACGTTCAAAACGTTTACAATGAATTAGATAAAAATATCTACGTTGCATCTTCATCTCTGCCATCATATAACATTGATACCACCGTATCGAAGAGTGTTCTTGCTGATGCTAGTGGAAGTGCAATTCAAGGATTTAATAGTTTAACAACAAAATATTCTGTAATCTCCTTCACTACAGATGTTCCTTTTATAACAGGAGATGCACTCTTCTATAAACCACAGTCAACTCCTATCACTGGACTGTCTGAAGGGTTATACTATGTTGAAGTTTTAACGAATAAAAACCAAATAAGACTTTACAACTCACCTTCCTTTATTCCCAGTGCAGGATTTGTTGAATTTGAACCTCTTCCTACTGGATCTGGTTCTCATACCTTTGTTTTGCTAAGACATAAGAATGAAGAGATTGGCGTTCAAAAGACCCTTAAAAAATTCCCAATTGAACCAAATATCAAGTCTGGAAAGGCAGTAGAAACTGCTACGGGAACCATTGGTATGTTAGTCAATGGAGTTGAGATTAGTAACTATAAGTCTGATGATAGAGTATATTATGGACCTCTGTCTGAGTTTAAAATTTTAAATCAAGGTACAAACTTTGATGTAATTGATTTACCACAGATTACAATGTCGTCTCCCGGTACGGGAACAACAGCTCTTGTTCAACCTGTTATCAGTGGTAATGTAAAAGAAATTTTAGTTGATCAACAAAATTTTGATATTGAGAAAGTAATATCAATCACAATTGATGGTGGAAATGGATCTGGTGCTATTTTACAACCAGTTATCAATAAGAGATTCAGAGAGTTAGAATTCAACGGAAGAACTACTATTATACTTGGAGGATCCGCACCTCAAGATGGTGGTATTGACACAGTAAATGATCAACTTATTTTCAAGCAACCACATAATTTACATAATGGTCAAGCGTTAGTTTATAATAACAATAATAATGCGTCCATAGGTGTTGGATCTTTTGCTGGTCCAAATACTGATCAAAATAAAACACTATCCAATGGTTCAATCTATTACCCAGAAGTAGTTGGTATTAATTCCATTAGACTTTATGAAACACTGAAAGATTATAATGCAGGAATTAATACTGTTGGATTTACCACAACGAATACTCAAGGAACTCATAAATTTAGATTATATGAAGGTAAAAATCATCTTCAATCTGTAAGAGTTATTAATCCTGGTAGCAACTATACAAATAGAAAATTAATTGTTAAGACCACTGGTATATCTACGGTCACATCATCGGTCAAGTTCAATGGTCATGGATTTGAACATGGTGAAGTTATTAATTACAGAACTTCCTCTGGTGTAGGAACAATAACAGGATTGAATGAAACTGATCAGTATAAAGTTATTAAGTTAGACAATAACTCATTTAGATTAGCAAATGCTGGAGTTGGTGGAACTAACACTTACGATTTCGATCGTGGAGATTATGTAAAGTTTGAAACCGTTGGTAGTGGTAATCAAGAGTTCTCATATCCTCCCGTACAGTTAACTGTAACTGCCGTATATTCGCCTACAACGTTGAGTAGAAGTGGTGACCTTGTTGTCACCCCAATCGTTAGAGGATCTCTTGTAGATGCGTATTTGTATGAAACTGGAACTAACTATGGATCTGAGATCGTAAACTTTGAGAAGAAACCAACCATTACCATTAAGAATGGAAAACGAGCAGAATTAAAGGCAATCGTATCAGGCGGTAAAATCTTATCTGTTGATGTCCGTGATTCTGGAACAGAATATTTCTCTCCACCCGATTTGGAAGTTGTTGGTTTAGGAACTGGTGTAGGAGCACGTTTACGTCCTATCGTATCAAATGGTCAGATTACTGAAGTTAAAGTAGTTAATGCAGGAATTGGATATAGCGAGTCACCATCAATTAAAATTACACCTGCAGGTAGAGGAACTATTTTAGAACCTTCGGTTAGATCACTTAGAGTTAATAACTTTGAGAGATTTGGTGATGAGTTCCTTCTCACAGAATCTATTGGAAACTTAAAGTATTCCGTCGTTGGATATTCAACTGCTGTTGGATTCAGTCAATTTAATGATACTGGAACAACTCACTCACCAATTATTGGATGGGCATATGATGGAAATCCCATTTATGGTCCTTATGCATTCAGCGATCCTTCTGACAGTAACTCTAGTGTTAGAATGGTTGTAACTGGATATGAAGCACAAACCTCACAGGTTGCTAATAGACCTTCATCGTTCTCCTCAGGTTTCTTTGTTGAAGACTATCAGTACACAGGAAGAGGAGATCTTGATCAGCACAACGGTAGATTCTGTAAGACACCCGAATATCCAGATGGTGTCTATGCTTACTTTGTTGGCGTTAATACTGGATCACAAGGAAATCTTGAACCTGAGTTCCCATATTTTGTAGGTAATACTTATAGATCTACACCCGAACCAGACAACTTCCTAATCACTCAGGATAACTTTGACTTCAATAGTTCCAATATAATTAGAAATACTTTACCATATAAAGTTTCTGATGCAACTGCTGATAATGACTTTATCATTGAATCCAATGAACTTACAAAGCAAGTATCAGTCGTAGAATCCGTTACTAGAGGAACTATTGATGATTTCCAAGTCGTAGAATCTGGAAGTGGGTATAAAGTTGGTGATAGTTTAGTATTTGATAACACAAACACTTCAGGTGGTGGTGCGGCAGCAATTGTCAGAACAGTCACTGGTAAAACAGTTTCGAGCGTCAACACAACTGTTGAAACAGATACTGGTGTAGTTTTCGTTAGAAATAGCGATAAAGAAGTCGCAGGTTACATTGGCACATCTCATAATTTTGTTAATAATGACAATATTGTAATCTCTGGACTTTCTTCATCAATTTTTGGACTTACAAAATCACACAAGATTGGTGTTTCTTCCGAGCAAGTAGTTCTTTATAATCAGATTGCTGCTAATGCAACTTCTGGCATTGTAACTGACATTTATGTTTCATCAGTTCCATCTTCTGTTTCCGTTGGAAGTAGCATTGGAATTGGAACCGAAAGATTTAAAGTTCTTGATGTCTTGGGTGAAAGAGGTATTTTAAGAGTTAAGAGAGGTGTTGCTGGTTCAGCACACACGATTTCAACTCCAGTCTTCACTGTTCCTCAGTTCTTCACCATTCCAGTAAAAACAAAATTCTTTGATTCTAAAGTAAATGATGTAAGATTCTTCAATCCAACAGAAGCAGTTGGTGTTGGAACAATCGTTGGTATTTCTTCACTGAATACAATTACTGTTGGTGAACTCTCTGATACAGTGTCTGTTCCTGCCAAGAACATATATCTTCCTGGACATAACTTCAAAACAAATCAAAGAGTTCTTTTCACAAAACCATCGGCAGCAAATGCAATCTCTGTTGGTTTAGGAACTACAGCATGGGTTGGTGGTTCAGCTTTGAGTTTGCCTGCTTCCGGAGACACACAGGAAGTCTTTATTGTTGCTAAATCAAAAGACTATATTGGCATTGCACTGACTGCAAATACTGATCCAATCTTCTTTGTCAATAATGGAAGTGATAATTTTGAATATAAATTAGAATCTAGATTTGCTCAGATTACTGGTAAGGCGCAGAAGATTACATCACACGTCGCAGTTTCTACCGCACATGGTCTTTCTAATGGAGATAAAGTTACTTTCGATTTAGATTCTGATAAATCAATTGGTGTTGGTAACTCCACACAGGTTGTTGTTAGATATAACTCTGAAAAAGATAAGGTCTTAATCAATCCAATCGGATTCAATTCGACTTCAGTTAGCACCAGTGCAAATACAATTTCTCTTGCAGATCATGGTTTAGTCACTGGTGATAAAGTATTCTATGAATCAAATGAGGTAATTACTGGTCTCTCTACCGGATCTTTCTTTGTATATCGTGTTGATGATGATACAATTCAACTGACTGAGACATTAATTGATGCAAGACAAAATATTCCAGTTACGGTAAGTCTTGGATCTACTGGTGGTTCTGATCAAAAACTTTCAAGAATCAATCCCGAACTTAAAGTTGTTCGTGATAATGATCTTGTATTTAATGTGTCCGATAGCACTTTGAGTGGATATGAGTTCAAATTATACTTTGATGAGAACTTTAATAATGATTTTGTTTCAACCGGAACTACGAGCACCTTTGTTACGGTTGGTATGGGAACAGTTGGTGTTGGAACAACATCGGTGTTCAGATTAAATTATTCTGAGCATAATCCAGAATCATTATTCTACACTATAGAAAAGTCCGGATTTATTAGTACATCTGATGTAGATGTTGTTAATAGATCCAGAGTAACCTATGTTGACAGTGCATATAACGGAACGTTTGATGTATTTGGCGTTGGGACTACAAGTTTCAATGTATCGTTGAGAGGTGTACCAGAATCTCTCTCTTATACAGCAACTAATACTTCTACATTAAAATATACCACAAATTCAACCACTGCTGATGGTGGAGTAGAAAAACTTACGATCACGTCTCCTGGACTTGGTTATAAGCAAATACCTGGAATTACTAGCGTTACTTCTGCAAATGGTGTTAATGCTAAGATATTAGCAACATCTAAGACTATCAACCAAATTGATGATGTCAGAATTTTAGATCCAGGATTCGAATATCCCTCAGATAAGACTCTCAGACCTGAAGCACAAATATCACCGACAATTACTACAATTGACTCTGATGTAATTAAGTCCATTGAAGTTCTTAGTGGTGGTAGAAATTACACCACAAAACCTGATGTTGTAGTTGTTAATCCAGAAACTGGATTATTGACAGATCAAGGTGTGCTTGAAGTGGAACTCGTAGGAACTTCAATTGATTCCGTAAAAGTTGAAGCATCTCCAAAAGGACTATCTGCAATTGAGCAAAATATTAGAACAATAAACAATAGCAATGGAATTGCAATTAGTTCTATCGTTGGTATGTCAACTATCAATACTACCGGTATTGTAACTTGTACATTGGTAACTCCAATCTCAGGATTCACAACTTCTGTATTTGAAGTTGGAGAAAGAATATTTGTTGAAGGTATTGAAAGAATTGATAATTTAGGAACTGGATATAACTCTCCAGATAATGGATTTGAATTCTACACTGTCAGCAGTTATGCCAATTCAAACCCAGCTGTAGTTGAATTTAATCTCACTGGAATAACAACTAATCCTGGTGTTGCAAAGACTTCACAAAATTCTTATGCATCTATAGTCAAATTTGCCGACTATCCACAATTTAAGACAATTCAAGGATCTTCTGAATTCAAAATTGGAGAAAGACTTGCAGTTCTTGTCAATAACAACTATATCTTAACTGATCTTGTAGTCACTGTTAGTGATGATGAGTTCATTAAGGTTCAAGGTCTGTATGACATTTTTGTTGGCGATAAGATTAAGGGTGAAATTAGTGGAACCATAGCAACACTCAATACAATAACTGCAAATACTGGAAGATTTGATATTGACTTCTCTCTGAAGACTAATAGAGGATGGAGTGATTCTGTTGGAAAATTAGATGTTGACCACCAGGTTCTTCCTGATAATGATTACTATCAAAATCTTTCTTATACTATTCAAAGTCCAGTAACATTTGATAATCTGGTTGATCCTGTAAACAGATTACTTCATACCAGTGGTCTTAAGAACTTTGCTGACACTGGAATAACTTCAACTGCTAAGTCTGGTATCTCTACAGCATCTGTGATGATATTGGCGAGAGATCTTATCACTGATAAGAGAGTTGATACAATTAACAACTTTGATCTTGCTGTTGATACAGACACTGCTGCCAATAACACTAAATCTAAGTTTATAAGATTTAAGAATAAGAAACTTGCTAGTTATATTGAGTGTAGAACTAATAGAGTTCTTCAGATTGACGATATTAGTAATGAGTTCTCAAATAATAATGCAACTCTTAACGGAACTGTTTCGGTTCCTGTAAGTGAAGATTTTGCCAGATTCTTTGTTCAGTCCAGAAATCCAGCAAACAATGAAATTCAGGTAAATGAGATAATCGTATTCAAAGATTCCACAGATACATTTACATTTGAGAAATTTAATCTCAATACTTCAGCGGCAAAAATTGTAGATATCTCTGCATCTACAGATACCAATAACAATACATCATTGGTCTTCACACCAACGGATATATTTAATGATGATTTGGATATCAAGGTTTATAAAAATTCCTTCAATACTGATTTGGTTGGAATTAATACAAATACAATTGGTTTTGTTAATCTTGTTGGTTCAAATGCAGTAGTTTCTTCTGGAACAACTGTAAGCATCGTTTCTAGTTCTTCCAACAAAACCGATGCATTCTATGCTGCATTAGAAGTTACAGATACGGTAACTGATGAAAAGAACTATGTTGATGTCTATGTAACTCATGATGGAACGGATTCATACTTTACAGATGCATATGTTGATAGTGCAATTCATCCCAATTTCTCATCAAACTTTATTGGAACAATCACTTCTAATTTGAATTCTGGTGTACTTTCTCTGAATTTTGAAAATGATACTAATAATTCGGTTCTGGTAAGATCTAGAACAGTTGGATTTGGAACAACTGCTGCTGGAATTGGAACTCATAGATTTAAGGATGCTGATCAAGTTGCTGGATCAGAAAGATCACTCATTTTGGAGGCAGATTTTAGTAATGTAAGTTCCGCTTCTACTATTGTTGGATTCTCTTCTGAAACTGTTAGCACAATCAATAGTTTTGTTAGAGTGTCTGCTGGTGATACCAGTTCTCTTCATAGAGTGGTTGTCACCCATGATGATACATCTACACATATTACACAATTCCCATATCTATCGATTGGAAGCACATCTGGAATAGGAACCTTTACATCCGAATATCATAATTCCAACTTGAATTTGGTATTTAATCCCGATTCAAACTTCTCTGGAAATATTCAAGTACAAGCATATAGTGAAGTTCTTTACAAAGATATTGACCTCTTTAATGTTCCCCCCAACTTACAATATGGAACGGTTAAAGAGTCTGTAGAAGTTGCACAATATAATGCAATCAATGGTAACAGATCAAATAAAACTGCATTTGATTTGAAGCACGATGGAGTTCCCATTTTTGCAAAAACATTTGCACCAACCAATACTACATCATTAAATGCAGCGACTGGAGTGTTCACTATCACTGATCACTTCTTCAAGACCGGTGAAAAGTTAAAGTATACTCCTGAGAGCACTTTTGTTGGTGTTGCAGCTACTGCAATGACAACTGCCCATAATACAAATCTACCAACAGATGTATTTGCAATTCGTTTGACGAAGGATACCTTCAAGTTGGCAACTTCAGCATCAAATGCTAACGCAGGAACTGCTGTAACGTTTGCATCACTTGGAGCAGGTAACGCTCATAAGTTGGAAATGGATAAGAAACTTGAAAAGAGTGTTGTTGTTCTTGATGGTTTAATTCAATCTCCTTTAGCATTTACACCTCTTACTCTCACAGTTTCTAATAATGTTGGCGGACAAATATCCTCTACAGCATCAGTATTCAGTGTTTCTGGAATTTCTTCTATTCAACCCACTGACGTTCTGAAAATTGGAAATGAATTCTTACATGTAACTAATGTTGGTTTGGGAACGACTTCTGTAGGACCTATTTCTGGATCGGGTTCAATTAATCTGATTCAAACAAAGAGAGCATTTGTTGGAACTTCTGCAACATCTTATGCTGACGGAACTACAATTAGAAAGTTTGCTGGTTCATTTAATATCGTTGGAAGCAAAATTCACTTCACAGATGCACCTAGAGGTACAAATAATACAACTAAGAATATTTCTAATAGAGATTTCCCAAGATCCGACTTTAGTGGAAGAGTTTATCTCCGCAACGATTATTCTGATAATAGAATATTTGATGATATTTCGGATCAATTTACTGGAATCGGAACAAACTTTAATGTAAGTGTTGCTGGTGTTAACACCACCGGAATTGATACTGGAAGTTCAATTGTTCTCATTAATGGTATTTTCCAAAAACCAACCACTGCTAACAATGCTGATAATAATTATGAATTTGAAGAAAGTGGTGGTGCAACAGATATTGTCTTTACAGGAATTACGTCCACTGACGGAACTAAGATTGTTAGCACAACAGATGCAAACTTAAATCAACTTCCAAGAGGTGGTATGACAGTTTCCTTCGGTTCTACCGGAGGTTTAGGTATTGCACCTTTGGTTGGTGCTGCAATTACAGCAACACTTAATGGTTCTGGTGCAATTACAGGCATAACCACTGCAATTCCTACAGGATCCTTTGGTTCTGGTTATAGAGGTTCTGTTTCAATCGGAATTACTGATTCTGCTCATACCGGAACTGCTGCTAATGTCACTGCCACTGTCGGTGCTGGTGGAACGTTGTCCTTTAACGTTGTTTCTGGTGGATCTGGTTATGTAAATCCAATATTTGAAATACCCGAACCATCTTACACAAATCTTGAGGTTGTTGGTGTTTCTAGACTTGGTATTGGTGCAACTACAGATACTGGCAATGGACTTCTCGTCAGTGTTGATGTTGGTGCAAGTTCCACAACTGGAATTGGTTCTACATTATTTACAGTGACCTCATTCAAGATTGATAGACCTGGATTCGGTTTTAAAGTTGGTGATGTTATTAAACCCGTTGGTCTTGTAACTGATAGAAGTGTTCCAAATCTGGTTGATGATTTTGAATTAACAATCACTGATGTATTTACTGATAAGTTTGCTTCTTGGGATTTTGGTGAGTTTGATTACATCGATCCAATCACCAACCTTCAAAATGGCACTAGAACGAGATTCCCATTGAAATTAAATGGAAATCTGTTGAGTTTTGAAATTGACAGAAACAGTGCAGATTCATCTTTGATTGATATGCAATCATTGCTCCTTATCTTTATCAACGGAGTAATTCAGGTTCCTGGTGAGGCATATACATTTGATGGTGGTGCAACATTTGCCTTTACTACTGCACCAGATCCTGAAGATGAAGTTTCCATCTTCTTCTATAAAGGAACAACTGGAACAGATAGTGTGGTTGTTGACGTAACACCATCTGTAAAATCTGGAGATGATGTTCGACTGATGAACAATAGCAGAATATCATCGACTCTGGCACAAGAGAAGAGAGTAATTGCTGGTATCACTACTTCCGACACATTTGAAACTGATATCTACACACTTCAAGGAATTGATGATGTAAACTTCAGACCTTTGAATTGGACTAAGCAAAAGATTGATAAGAAAATTGCTGGTGAAGTTGTATCTAAATCTAGAGATTCTATTGAATCTCTTGTTTTCCCAACTGCCAGAATTATTGCTGATGTTTCAACGACTGATAATGAAATATTTGTTGACGATGCATCATTCTTCAATTATGAGGAGGATAACTCCAGTGTTGTAATCAATAGTGTTGGTGCTCTTATCATAGATAGAACAGAACCTACAAGCGCAACGTTTACTGCTGTAGTTTCTGCTGCTGGAACAGTTTCTTCCGTTACTGTTAATTCTGGTGGAACCGGATATGTTGGATCAACGACTTCCCTTTCCATTAGTCAACCCACTGCATACACTGGAGTTGGATTGACTGTTGGAGTTGGAACTACTGCAAGAGCATTAGCCACTGCAACCATTTCTAATGGGTCAATCACTGCTGTGACAATCACACAACCTGGATTTGGTTATACAACGACTAACGTTCCTCTTGTTATTGCACCTTTCCCCGAACCAATTGAAGAGTCCTTAACAAATATAAACGGTGTTCAAGGATTCTCTGGAATTGTCACTGGTATTACAACCACAACAATTGGTGTAAGCACGCTTGGAATGAGAATTGGGCTTGAAAAAGAAAGTGGAAACTTCAATGATCTTGTTGTTGGTCATCCAATTTACGTTTATGACACAACTATTGGCACAGGTGTTACTTCACTCAACTTAAGTGGAAATGACAATGATGCCGTTGGAATTGGATCTACATTTATTGATAATGTTTACATGATTAAGTCCATCACAAGAAATGGGCATAAAGCAGAAATCGTTGCAAACATTCACTCCGCGACAACTAATATTGGAATCGGAACAACCGGAAATAATATTGGTAAGTTCTCTTGGGGTAGATTGTTTAATTCTGGAGGATTGACCAGAAATAACCCAATTTCGATTGGAGTTACCGGAAATCACATTTCTGGACTGAGCACATTCCCAACAATTCAAAGAAGGGGATTTGGAATTAGAAACACTGGTGCGCTCAGAAAACAATTAGAATAATTCTAACCACTATAAATATAGAAAAAAGCTAGTAATATGGCTGCCATTGTAACAGATCAATTTAGAATTCTTAACGCGACTAATTTTGTTGACACGATTAGTGATTCGACGAATTCTTATTATGTTTCTTTAAGTCTGCCTAATCCGACCAATGTTGGATTTGGTAGAACTTCTAATTGGGATACAAACACTCCCAATCCAATTGATAATGTCAACAACATTAATCACATCGGTGATACTACAATTTTTGGTAAGCGTGTAACTGGCGTTAATGTTAGGAGATTGATTAGGAGAGTCAACTGGACTCAAGGTACACGATATGAAATGTATCGTCATGATTATAGTGTAAATTCTCCTTCTCCGGTGACACAATCTTCCAGATTGTATGACTCAAATTACTATGTAATGAATAGTAATTTCAATGTATACATTTGCATTGATAATGCATCTTCTGGAATTAATACAACTGGAAATGCATCTCAGGATGAACCAACTTTTACCGATTTAGAACCATCTAAGGCAGGAGAAAGTGGTGATGGGTATATCTGGAAATATCTGTTTACGGTAGCACCTAGTGATATCATCAAATTTGACTCTACTGACTATATTGCTGTCCCAAATGATTGGGCAACAACAACCGATGCCTTAATTCAATCGGTTAGAGAGAATGGTGATTCTGAAGTTAATAATAACCAAATTAAAAAAGTATACATTGATCAACAAGGTGCCGGATATGCTGGCGGTTTAGGTCAAGAATTTAACATACTTGGTGATGGAAGTGGAGGAAAAGTTGTTGTTGATGTTGTAAGTGGAAAAATCACGAACGCTGTTGTATCTTCCGGTGGAAAAGGATACACATATGGAATTGTTGATTTGGGATCCATCAATCAAAACATCTCCACTCCTGCAAAACTAATCCCAATCATTCCTCCTGCAAAAGGTCATGGAAATGATCTTTATTCTGAGTTGGGAACTGATAGGGTACTAGTTTACGCTAGATTTGATGATTCCACAAAAGATTTTCCAATTGATACAAAGTTTGCACAGATTGACTTAGTTAAGAATCCAACTTCTATTGGATCCACATCAATATTCTTGGGTAGTCAGTATTCTTCATTGAATTCATTCAAATTCTCTTCTACTACAGGAACACCTGCCATTGGTGAGAAAATATCACAAACGACAGGAAGTGGTGTAGCAGTTGGATATGTTGCATCATTTGATTCTGAAACAAAAGTGATGAAATATTTCCAAGATAGATCACTTTACTTCAATCAAACAACTGCAGACCAAACAGATTATATTGGAATCTCTACATCTGGTAGAGTCTTAGCATTTGAATCATCTGCAAGTCAGGTTTCCGCACCTAGCGGATTTACTGGATCGATTGATACAAACTTTAGTGCTGGAATTACAACTGTCAATAACAAGAGTATTAGTCTTGGTGTTGAGTTTACAAACGGACTTGCCACTCCTGAGATAAATAAAGGGTCAGGCGAAGTTATCTATGTAGACAATAGAGCTACTATAACTAGGAACTCTAGACAAAAAGAAGACGTTAAAATTATCCTGGAATTCTAAAAAATGCCTCAGAAGACTAATCTAAATATCAATCCTTATTATGATGATTTTGATAAGGAGAATAATTACTACAGGGTATTATTCCAACCCGGTAGACCTGTTCAGGCTAGAGAACTAACGACTCTTCAATCGATTCTACAAGATCAGATAGAATCTTTCGGTAGTCATATGTTCAAAGAGGGATCAATGGTGATTCCTGGAAACTTTGCATATGATTTTGAGTATTACTCAATTAAACTGGATTCTGTTCATTTAGGTGTTCCAGTAACACTTTATATTGATAATTTAAAGGGGAAGATATTAAGAGGGCAAAACAGCGGTGTAAAGTTAAGAGTAGATAATTACGCATTGCCTTCGAGTTCATCTGACATTACGGATGTAACTCTGTTTGTTAAATATATTGATTCTGGAGATAATAAAGAAATTTCATTCTTAGATGATGGTGAAAACCTTATTACTGAAGAATCTTTTGTATATGGAAATACTCCAATAAATGCTGGAGACACTGTTGTTAACTTGATTGATAGTGAAGCATCACACATTGGTTCTTCATTGTCCATCAATAATGGTGTATTTTTCATCAGAGGTTCTTTCGTTAACGTTAGTGCCGATAGAATTGTATTAGA